AATAATAGTGTTTTCTTGATCTTCCGTCAATAGTAATAATTGCTTATGGCTAATCACCTTGATTTTATTAATATGCTTACATTTTGAATTGGTACATTGGACCACAATATCACCAAAATTCATTTCTAGTAAAAATCTTTTACATTGACTGCATAATATTCTTTTCATGTGAAAAACCTTTCTATTCAATTACTGGAATAATGGTGCATTCGCAATTTGGATGTAATGGTGGAGTATTGACATCGCCATAATCAGCTTGATAGCTAGAATCATTACCGTCATCATCTGTGACATCAACAGAATCACCTTGCGAAACAAAGCTCTCTTCGAGTCCAACTTGAGTACCGTCTAACTCATCACAAAATGGACACGGATCATCATCTGCAGCCCATTCCATAGCAGTAATAACAGGATTTTGTTGGTAAGCATCTAAAGTAGCAGAATTACTAGCATTTGAACTTTCAGTTCTAGCAATCCGATCAGCACGATAACCAGTTGCGTCAGAATAAACACTCTCGACACGACTTGCAAGTCCTTCGGTTCCCTCACCAGCAGCTACACCTTCAGCAATCGTACTATTTAAATCATCCAAAGTCTGAGCATTAAAGTTTTGACTCATTTTCTTAGTTGAAGCAGTTATGGCATTCATTAAAGATTGAGTAAATGAATATGTCGCATCGCTACCAGAAAAAGCAAGTGATGTCTGTCCTTGTTCTTTAACCAATGCTTGAATAACTGGAGTTATACTCTCGGCAATCTCTTGATCTGAATCACCCATATCAAAGCTATTATCTGCAATTCCCTTACTAGATGCCAAATGTTGAATATTGCCTAAAACTGTAGTTTTCTGTTTATCAATTGCTTCATTAAAAGCCTGTTTGTATTTAGGAATATAATCATTAAGAGTTTTTTGGAGTTTTAATCTAAACTCTTCTTTTGCTTGCGATGTAAACTCTTTTTTTTTTGTCGATTTTGTTAGTGTAATCTTCATAGATTTACCGTCTTCTCCGTCACCGTCTCCATCGCCAGAATCGTCATCATCACCGTTTGTATCATCGCCACCGTCTGCAGGACCAGGTGCAGGTGCCGGCGGAGTTCTTGATGCCACAACTTTATCGCTAGACATTAGATCATTAACCGGCAACATTGTATTTAAGGCAAGTAATTGATCGGCTCCGTCAATATCGTTATTAGATAAATTAGGATCTTTAGCTCTAATCTCTTCACGAGTAATCCAACGATCAACTCCTTGATTAAAGACAGATAATTCAAACTCTTTATCAGATGGAATTATATTTTCATGAGTAAACATATATGGAACTTTTGGAAAATATCGAGTAAATGCTCGTTGCAAAGTATCATCAAATCGCCCCATTTTATTATTTAAAGTCCATTTTGCATAAATATATTCAAGAGTCTCGACAGATGCACGACCAAGACCTTGATCGCTTTCCATACCGAATATTCCCTTTGGAACTCCATACATCATCATAATTTGCTCGACAGTAGTTTGCTTTAACTCGTCTAATTGCATATCAGAGATGTTTGAAGTAAGCGGAGTAAAAGTAAATTGACTATCGCGAACTAGTAAAACTTTTCCGGCATTAGCAACACCAGTATTTCGCTCTCGCCATTGTCGGACTAATTTATTCCAACTATCTCTTGGCATTTTAGAGTTAATATTTAAAACACCAGACAGAGCAGCGTTATTAGCAAAATAATTACGACTGAATCTTGAGACTTCTTGCTCGGTCATAATATAGTCAATTGCAGCTTCAGTAGTTGAATAACCACGATATTGATTATTTGGATTAAATGTCATTTGGTGGATTATCTCTTGCGGTGTAAATGGAATCTTGCCACCTGCAACGCCAGTCTGATAATTATAACCAATGACCTCACCTGTTTTTTTATCTAATACAATACCCATTTTATCCGGTCTAAGTAAATAAATCTGTTTAGGACCGTTCAAATCATAGCCACTAATACTACCAGGAACCATATACCAAAAAAATTCACCAAATTGCTCAATGAAACTTGCTGAACCTTCCATAAGTTGATAAAACGATAAATCAGGGTTTGGATTTTGCAATAATGTTAAAAACGGATGATCGTAAATAGTTGTCTTATTACCTTTGGCATCTAAGCTATATAAAACAGGCTTATATTTATCAGCGATTGATTCAGAGATTGAGTTAATACACTTATAAGCAACACCGGAATATAAACCAAGAAGTTTAACATCCTTTGCAGGACCAGCAAAAGCATCTACATAAGAACTATCATCACTTGGACCATAACCAAATAGTCGCTTTTGTAAGTATTGCCTGATAATTCCCCTGAGTTGCATAATTACCCCTAATTCTACATTATAAAGTCTTCTTCGTCATCAACAATATCGCTTACATTTATAAATGTTAGAGCGAAAGCATCTGCGGTGTCCGGAGATTCAACTCCACGCTTCAATAATTCTTGTTTGCTTTCCATGATGATTTTAGACAAAGATGTCTCTTTATAGTTTATATCCTTTAGCTCTAAAAAGCCATCATGCTTAAGCAGTTTGCCATTGCCAGATCTAATCCACTTTCTAGCTTCCCAATACATCTCGGCTTTTTTATTGGCATATCGTTCTTTGTTATCAGCACCTTGACCGAACTGAATCGCCTGAACATAAATTGATCTTCCTAAGCTATCCGCGACACCTGCACCAACACCACCGGCATCAACTCCAACTCGATAATCTTCAATGCCATACTTTTTAATAATATTTAATGCATCAGCAACGATTTCACCAGTAACATCGCGATTATCGGCATATCGCTTTTTTAGTTCGACTTTAGCAAAACCAGTAAGCGGAAATCTAACAACCATAACGGTAGAATTTGAACCACCGTGGTTTGGATCGATTCCAAGAATAGGTTTATCAATTAAACTGCCATCTTCTTTATGACCAAGTGGCAATTCGTTGTCTATAAAAGCATTTTCGATAAAAGCATAACTAAGAAGTTGCCTGAAACCACCAGACAGCTCTTCACCTTCTTTTGGAAAATGACAATCGTACAAAACATCATAAAACGCTTCATCTTTCATCTCATCGAGATAATCTCGCGTATAACGACCTTCTTTTAAGGCAGTTTCAGCATCAATGAATATTTTGATATATCGTTTAGCATTCCAAGTTCTATAAAAATGATTTCTAAAAAATGGATTACCAATTTCAAGAATAAAGTTGTCTTTGGTGCCACCGACCATACGCTTTACCATTGCATATATTTTGTCAGGAATTAGCGAACTCTCATCTAGAATCACATTAGGTGCACCAAAACCAGATAACGCTTTTTCGACTTTCTGCATATTGTTGGCATCGGCAGTATAAACTCGAACTTCACCAAAACCCTTAAAAGTTATTCTAGTTTTTGATCGTTCTTGTTTTAATCGTTCTTTAGTACCGGAATATTCAAGTTTTCTCTCGAAACTACTATGATCGAATATATGATCAATAATATAATCCATTATAATTCTAGCTTTATCTTCGGTAGGTGCAACAATTGCCCATTTTTCCTGAGTAAAAGCAGCACGCCATAAAACACCTAAAGCAACAGATAAAGATTTGCCATATTGAGTCGGCAAGATTAACTGAGTTCGCGGATAACGCCTTCTAGCAATACAATCAATAAGCAATACCTGAGTATCGGTTAACTGATCACCGAGAGCATCACCGTGCGAATCAACAAAGACATTAAGAGTCCTTTTGAGTTTCGCTATCGCTTCCGGCTTCAACGGATTTGCTGTTGTCTTGTATATCGTCTGTTCCATCAGATAAAACGCTCGCTAACCTTTCCTCTACTCTTTGATCAATTTCAGTAATGACTGCTTCGACTTTAGACTTATATCGCGGATCTCGTCTATCTTTTAGCCACCGAGCAGTATTAGCATCGCCATCAGAGAGACTAAGAGCAATTATTTCACCGGCTTTTTGCAATAGTTTAGTTTGAGCATCTTCCATTCGATCACCAAAACCATCATGAGTTTTAATCCATTCATAATAAGTATCTCTTGAAATATTAGCAAAACGACAAGCCTGTTCAATCGTATAATCACTATTAAAAGCTTCTATCAATTTACCGATTGTTGTCGGATTATACTTTGTTGGTTGCCTTACATTTTCGCTGTCAGTGTCTGCCATGATTTTTCCCAACCTTTCGGATCTAATAATTTAGCATATCGCTTACGAATTACATCGCAATATTTAGGTTCTAGTTCCATCCCATAGCATACTCTGTCCATACCTTCACAAGCAATAAGCGTTGAACCAGAGCCTAAAAATGTATCTAGTACAATATCACCACGCTTTGAGCTATTTTTTAATAACTTACCGATTAAAACAAGAGGTTTCATTGTTGGATGCAAATCGTTAGTAGATGGCTTATCAACTCGCATAACAGTAGTCGCAAAATCATTTATGATCTCAATTAACTCTTCTTTACTCTTAGATTCAAGCAAACCTTCTTCAATAACCGTCTTTTTGTTAAATAGACCATACCATTTATGACTTGAGCCAGGTTTCCAGCCATATAAGATTGGTTCATGTTGCCATTGATAATCTTGCCTACCCATAACCATTGAACTTTTAACCCAAATAATAGTTTGCTTTAGCAAAAAACCAGAATCAATCATTGCTGACCGAAAATTCAAACCTTCACTATCTGCATGACATATATAGATCGGACATCCTTGTTTTGTATTTAGGTACAGTAAATTAAAAGCACTTAAAAGAAAATCTTTAAAGTCTTCATTAGATTGATTATCATTTTCAATCTTTGCTCCATCGTTGCCTTCGTAATCGACATTATAAGGTGGATCAGTAAAAACCATATCAGCTTGCTTACCATCCATCAGCTTGCTTACCATAGACGAATCAGTTGAATCACCACATAGTAACCGATGTTTTCCAAGAGCATATATTTCACCCTTTTTGCTTATGGCTTTAACATTTCCATCTTCAGGCAAATCAGTATCTTCTTGATCTGGTGATAATTCATCCAAAACAGAGCTAAGTAATTTCATTGGACTAGAATTGATTGCAAATAATTTACTATGAACGCTTGGATTTAATGCAACATATTCGGCTAGTTTCTGTTCGTCAGTAATTCCTATTTGATCATTATCGGATAATGCATAATCCATCATTTGAGCTTTATTGTCAGTTCGGACCAATGAACAGCTAACTTCTGCTATACCGAGCTTAGATAAGGCTTGGAATCGCATATTTCCACCTAAGATAATATTATCCTGATTTATAAGAAGTGGTTTATAAACACCAAGCAATTTAATCTGTTCAATTAAACGATTAAAATCAACCTCTTTAATGATTCGTGGGTTATCTACCCATAATGTCAATTCAGAGACTTTACGATCAACATAAGTCGGCTTTAGTTGTGATCCAGGCATAATTTCATTCATAAGCTATTTACTCCAACCAACTAGATGGGCATTAACAATCCATCCGTCATTATCTGCTAATTCTTCATTATCGCATACATGATATATTGTTGGCGTAACAAAGCCTTGTTTATCAATTTTGAAGTCTTTATCTAATTTGAACCACTCGAAACATTTAGGGCAATAAAGCGAAACTCCGCCAAGCATAGTTTTTTTCCAATTTTCTTGGGCTTCAATTTCATTCTCGTAATCACCAGAAATATTTATAATATCAGTCCAATGCATTATGGTCTTCTCCTTACCCATGAATTAGGAAAATCTTTTATAGGTTCTTTAAAAAAATGCTCTGAAAATAATTGATGATCTGGTGAGATAACAATACCGTCATCTTCATGACCGCAAGGTTGCTCCCAATCGACATAATTCTTATAGCCAAGTTGCCTAAGCCATAAGCCATAATTAACATCAGGACCCCACGGTTGCCATATCTCACTAGAATATTCATGTTCAAGATACAACTCGACATGAGTTAAATAACAATAAAAACCGGCAGCGTCTATCTCTTCATAATTTTTACCAGGTAGTAATGTCCAGCATTCTTTTGGATCAAGTGGATTATCGAAGTCCCAAATACCGATTATCTTCTGATGCCATCTTCCGGCTTCATAGGCACTAACAAACCCAACCTGATCAAATTTAGCTTTATCATATAATCGCGTTACAGATAAACCAGTAAAAACAGTATCATCTTCTAAGCCTAAAACAAATTTTCCATCGCAAGCATGAATTAAGGCTTTACTCTGTTCGTGAATTTCAGCTATACGCTGTCTTCTAATTGGAATATTAACTTCATTTACATGATGTTCGCTATTTCGTGCTATCAAAAATCTGCGAAATGGCTCGTGAGTATTCATTTGATTCATGATTTTTGCATAAATCAATGGTTCGTCTTCGTCAGTATCAATGATAAAACAAAGATTTGTATTTTCAGGTTCTAAGTCAGTCGAGTATAGGTCGTTAAACCAACGATCAACCATTTCAAGCCGTGTAAATGGACAAAATACTGTTATCGGTTCCATATCTTCAACCTCTTCTTTACTTTGCCCCAAAACTTATAAATCCGAAATAATAAAACAAACTTGAATTTAGCCCAATCACTATTGAACATCAAAGGGTAATAACCTTCTTCACCAGGTGGGTCTAGCTTCTCATGAGCCATTATAGTTTTAACTAATTGTCTTACAGTTGGCATAAGGCTTTAAAAACTTCCTCATATTTAGGTTTCATTACGGACCAAGATATGGTTTCGGCTAGATCACTTGCCATTTGGCTTTGTTGCCCCATATCAGCACTACTAAGTGATTTAAACCATCGCATACGAAACATTAGCTCAACAGGGTCAGCTTGATAAACTTCAATCTTAACACGCGGTACAAATTCAATATTAGTCTCATGAGCAGGAACTAACCAACGATTAGGTAAAAAATCAATTTGCGGTGATAGTTTTGTCATGACAACTGGCATTCCTGCAGCTAGTGCTTCATTCATCGGTAAACAATTTCCGCCATATTTTCTAGGTAATACTAAAACTGAACCTTTTTCATAGATTTCATTGTAGTGACTCACATTGACTCTCACTTTTACATC